AGTACTATTAGAGTTCCTCTTGCATATGGACCTACTCAAAAGTTTTTAGCACGTCTTCAGCAATCTCCTGATCTTAATAAACCTACTTCAATCACATTACCTAGAATGTCGTTTGAATTTACTGGTTTGCAATATGATGGATCAAGGAAGGTAACAACGACTCAAACATTTAAATCACATACAGTAGGAATTGCAACGGCTATAAGAAAAACATATATGCCTGTTCCCTATAATATGTCTTTTGAACTTTCTGTATTTACGAAGTTGAATGATGATATGCTTCAGATTGTAGAACAGATATTACCATATTTCCAACCATCATATAATTTAAGTGTTGACCTTGTAAGTACTATTGGAGAGAAGAGAGATATTCCTGTTATTATTGAAAACATCACAATGGAAGATGATTATGAGGGAGATTTTACAACTCGTAGATCATTAATTTATACATTTAGATTTACTGCTAAAACATATCTATTTGGTCCTGTTGGAGATACTTCTTCTGCATCCAAAGATCTTATCAAATCTGCAAAAATTGGATACATTGTTGGTGGTACTACCAAGACCCCTACCAGAGATGTTACATACTCTGTTGTTCCTCGTGCTACTAAGGCTTATGATAATGATGTGACAACGAACTTATCTGAAGATATGGGCGTTGAGGGAACGATGATGGAGGTTAATGATTCATCGGGTATTTCTCTCAATACTTATGTGATTGTTGATAATGAATCAATATATGTTGATAAGAAGAGTGGTAATAAGTTGGTTGTTAAGAGAGGTCAAGATGGAACTACTCCAACTGCCCATGTTGCTGGTGCTGCAGTCAATAAAGTTACTGCCACAACTAATTCTCTAATAGAAATTGGAGATGACTTCGGATTTGATGGATCCTTTACATAATCATGAAACAATTAGATAATGCTTTTAATATAACACCTACTGAAGTGGAAGTGGATTCAGTTGAGGTTAAGCAACCTGTTGGAATACAGAAACCTCCTATTACTAAAGATGATATAACTAGAGATTATGAGTATACAAGAGGAAATTTATATTCTATCATTGAAAAAGGACAAGAAGCAATTGACGGAATTCTTGAACTTGCTCAAGAGAGTGACATGCCAAGAGCATATGAGGTAGCAGGTCAGTTAATTAAGAGTGTTTCTGATGCTACGGATAAGTTAATGGATCTTCAGAAAAAACTTAAAGATGTGAATGAAGAACAACAATCCAAAGGACCAAATACTGTTAATAATGCATTGTTTGTTGGATCCACAGCAGAACTAGCTAAACTCATTAAAACTGGACTTCCACAGGACAATAAATAAAAAGAAGGGGAGAGAAATCCCAAAGTACCTAAGCTACTCATAACATGTCGGAAGACAACATTGAAAATTTGCCGTCTATAGAAGACTATAAAGATAATTCGGAAGAATTGCCCTCAGTAGATGAATTTATATCAGAGGAAAAAGAATTACCTTCTGTAGAAGATTTTATTCAGGAAGAGAAAGAAGATATAAAAGAAGAAATAAAAACAGATAATTGGCAAGATGATTATGTACCAACTGAAATTGAAACCGTTGATGTGATTAAAGCACCTCAATGGGGTGAATTAGTTCGTATGGTAAATGATGTCAGGGAAAGTATTCCTGATATTCCAGAAATAAAGTATTATGATAAAGAACTCCAAGAACTTTCTGAGCACTTAGAAGAATTAAAAGGAAGTATTCCAGAAGTTCCAGAAGTAAAGTATTACGACACCGAAGTAGAAGCAATATGTGAGCAAATTGATTCAGTAAGAGAAGAAGTTAAAAATCTTCCCGAAGTAAAGTATTATGATGAACAATTAAATGTAATTGAAGAGAAGATAAAAAATCTTCCTGAACCAAAGTATTATGATGGTGAGATAGAGGCAATATGTGAAGTTATTGATCAAGTTAGAGAGGAAATTCCTACTTTCCCAAAATGGGTTAATGAGGTTAATGAAGTCCCTGATTTTTCATGGATTGGTAAAACTTTTAGTGTTATTGATGATGATTTTGTCAAGGTAGGAGATCATATAAAAGATCTTAAAACTAAATTTGATTCTGATCTTGAGGAATTAACTGAAAATTTAGATCTTAAAGATTTTGAGAAAAGAGTAGAAATTGAAGAGTTAAAGAAAGCTAAGGATAAGATATATGAGGAATTAAAAGAAGCAGCAATTAAAATTTGGTCACATCATGATGAGTTTAAAGATGATGATAGAAAATTAAAGAAAAGTGTCTTAAGTAAGTTAAATGAGACAAGACAAAAGATTGAGAAACAGATAAGTGAATTAGATAATAAAAGTTATGAATCTGATAAAAAACTTAAAGGATATTTTGAAGGACTGAAAGAAGAGATTGCTAATCTTCCTGAACCAAAATATTATGATGATAATATTTCAGAGTTAAAGAAGAGTTTATATAGTCTTGATAAAAAGTATACTGATCAAACAACTAATATTGCTGAACTTTATAAAATTGTTGAAGATTTAAAAAAACAGCAAACATTAACTGAAGGTCTTTTAAATGAACCACCTACTTATGCACAGTCAGTTGGTGGTAAACCTGATCCTCTTACACCATTAGATAAGAAATTTGCCACTATTGAGGATTTATCTAAAAGTTATACATTATTTGTTAATAGAGTTCAACAACAATTAGCCACATTTGGTGGAGGTGGTGCTGTAAGGTTTGATACTTTAGATGATGTTGGTATTTCTACTTATCCTATAGGAAGTGCCTCAGGTATCGCTACAGGAAATCTTTTAATTTATAATTCTGAGTTAAAGTTAGTTGGTATTCGTAGTGATGAAATAGGTGGTAGTGCAGGTGCTGGTAGTACAATATGGAGATCTACCTCAGTTGGTATTCATACAGTATCTTCTGTTGGTATTGGTACAACTGCAAGGGCTCATTTTCCTTTGTATGTTGGAAAGGTAGGATTACAAACTGTAGCATATTTTGATGGAGATATTTCTGTTGGAGGAACTATATTCTATGAAGATGTTCAACATGTAGATTCTATTGGTCTATCTACCTTTAGAACAGATGTTCAGATTGGGAATAATTTATCTGTTGTAGGGTTAACCACACTTGGTTCTGGTAATGGAATTGGAACCGTACAAATTGGTACGGGTAATACTGCTCTGTATGTGGACGGTGATGCTCGTGTGGTCGGTATACTCACTATAGGTCGAGCATCTGTAACCATTGATGGTAATACTAATAAGATTACCATTGGTGATGAAGATGTTACAATTTCAAATTCTTCAGTTACCATTGGTGATAATGTAACCATTGATGCAGGTGCTTCTGGTATTAACTCTGCACCAAATGTTTTCTACGTTGCTAAAGATGGAGATGATTCTAATAATGGAACTTCAATTGATAATGCTAAATTAACTATTGCAGGTGCTGTGGGAGTAGCAACAACAGGATCAACGATTAAAGTTCTTTCTGGAAATTATCAAGAAGCAAATCCTATTGAAGTTCCTGCGAATGTATCAATTGTAGGAGATGATCAAAGATCAGTTAATGTAAGTGGTACTATTGCTCATAAAGATATATTTCATGTTAGAAAAGGATCTAAGTTAGCAAATATGACTTTTACTGGACATGTAGGTTCAGCAGCTGCCGTTGGATTCCCCACTAGTGAAATTGCTGAAAATGTGGGTGGTGGAAAGTGGAAAGGTCCATATGTTCAGAACTGTACAAGTAATACCACTACAGGAGTAGGAATAAGAATTGATGGTAATCAAGCACGGTTATTGAAAGCAATGAACGTTGATGCTTTCACTCAATATAATGAAGGAGGAGTAGGAGTTGCTGTAACCAATCAGGGATATGCTCAGTTAGTTTCTGTATTTACGATTTGTTGTGATCAAGCAATTGTTTGTCATAAAGGTGGTCAGGCTGATGTTGCAAACAGTAACTGTAGTTTTGGTACAAAAGGATTAGTTGCTAATGGTGTAAGTGATTTGCAATTTACAGGAATTGTTACTTCTGCTGGTACAGCAGCACAAGACAATATTACTATTAATATAGGAGTTACTACTTCTACTATTTCAGGTGTGGCATATACACACACTACAGGAGAAGCAACTGTAACTACTAGTGGTGCTCATGGATTCCAAGTAGGAATGGGAGTGAGTTTAACTGATATTGGATTTAGTTGTGTTTATGGTAGTAAGACATATCCTTATAGAAGACCTTATAATTTTAGAATACAGACTATTCCTTCTTCCACTACTTTTACAGTTAATCTTGGTATTTCTACGGTTGCACATACTTATGCAGGAGCTGGTGCAACAGCAGGAACCGCAAGAATTGATATAGATAGACCTTATCCTGGACAAGTAGTTTACTTTGATCAATTATATGAATCTGTAGAGAAGATTACTGTTGGTTCAGGTGGAACAGGGTATACTTCAACTCCTACTGTTACTATTGGAGATCCAAGTGGTCCTAATGGAGAAACTGCTACTGCATTTGCGACGTTAGAAGGTGAGTCTGTTGCTTCTATTACCATTATTAGTAGTGGAAGTCAGTATACTTCTACTCCTAGTATTACTATAGGAGATCCTGATGTTGGTTCTAATGGGGCAACTGCTACTCTTGGAATGACCCCAACTTATTACACAATAAATAGTTCAACACCCGTAGTATCTGGAATTACTACATTAACTCTTGATGAAAATTTAATTAATACTGTTGGTGTTGGAAGTACTGCATACTTCTATCAGCAAAGTAAAATCATCGCTAGTTCACATACTTTTGAATATATTGGTTCTGGTAACACTATTGCCCAAGCAACTCCTAAAAGAGGTGGAGTAACAATTCAAGCAAATGAAGTTGTTTCTGAAGAAGGTGGTAGCGTCGTTTATACCAGTACAGACCAATCAGGTAATTTTAGAATAGGTGATGACTTCCAAATTAATCAGACTACTGGTACAATTAGTGGAAGATCCTTTAGTAAGAGCCTATTCTCTGAAATGACACCATTTATCCTAGCACTAAGTTAAGATGGCACAATTAGCACTTAATAAATTTCAAACTGAGACCTTAGTATTAACTACTTCGGATCAAACAATGTATACTGCTCCTACTGGATATACTTCCATAGTGTTATATGCTCATATTACAAATTATGGATCTGCTGATACTACTGTAACGATGTCTCATGTAAGAAGTAGTACTACCACTGAAATTATAAAAGGTGCGAATGTACCTGTTAATGATGCTTTTGTTCCTATGGAAGGAAAACTCGTATTAGAAACAAATGATTCTATAAAAATTTCTGCTGGTGCAAACTCAACTTTGAAATGCATCTTGAGTATTCTAGAAACCGCAACGTAAACCAATGCCATACATAGTCGGAGCTCCAACCCCAAGTCGATTAGCCATGGATAATGGTCTAGTTCAATCTGGTATTAAAACAACCAGTGCGACTGGTGCTAATAATTTGGTTTCTTTGACTGCTGCTGATTATCAATCGGTAGATTATCAAATACAAGTAATTAGAGGAAGTAATTATAATTCCGCTTTAATAAAAGTAATTCATGATGGTACAAATACATATATGACGGAATATGGTAATGTAAATCAACCATCTGCAGGTATAGCAACATTTTCAACTGATGTTAATAGTGGAGATCTTAGATTGCTTGCTTATCCAGATGCAGCTACTGCAACAACCTTTAAATTCATCTATAGTGCAATAAAATCATAAATATAAGGGTAGAGTTTTATATTTCATGAAAAAGTGTCCTCCAGGTGAATATTATTGTCATGATATGAAGAAATGCAAAAAGATTCCTCGTGGTTACCATGTTGGTGCGAGAGGTTATCTTGCAAAAGATGATGATGAAAATGGAAAGAAAAATGGTAA